TTGTGCCGTCAATGCTGGTGTTGGTCGGGCTAGTAAATTTCTTCAGCAAGCTGTTGGAGTGACGGCAGACGGTCAGATTGGTCCAGCGACGATGGCTGCGGTTGCGAGCAAGGAACCCGTTGCAATCATTGCTGATTTCTGTCATCTGCGCGAGGCCCACTACAAGAGTCTCTCAACCTTCGCCACGTTTGGCAAAGGCTGGATGAGGCGTCTGGACGGCATTGAGGCTGAGAGCAAACATCTGGCATAGGCATGGCGACAAACCTCAATCAGCAGATACAAACGCCAGCGCCTCCGAGTATCGGATCGGCGCCGACTTTGTATGACCGCGCCTATCTCGATCAGAGCAACGGCTCAATAAGGACATTCTTCATTAAGCTGATTAACGCGCTGGCAACGATTGCAGGGCCGCGAGGTGGCAAGTACCTAAACACTCCTTACGGAGCCTTCCAAGACGACACAGACCAAGCTGACGGATCAACCGCAGTCGCGTACTACTTCAGATACAACACGACAGACTACTCGAACGGCATTAGCGTAGTCTCGCGCACCGCATCATTCACTGCATCAATCGCCACCACGACACTGACGGTATCAGCAGTCTCTGCCGGCGCGATCTATCCGTCAATGCAGATCAGTGGAACCGGCGTTACGGCTGGCACCAGGATCGTCGCGCAACTAACAGGTACTGCTGGCGGCACTGGGACATACACTGTTTCTACATCGCAGACAGTCACATCGACTGCGATGACTGGCGATCTTCCGTCGAAAGTTGTCGTGGCTCAAGATGGCTTGTACAACGCTCAATTTAGTGCGCAGTTCATCAACACGACGAACGATGTTCAGGACATAAACATCTGGTTCCGCAAGAATGGGACTGACATTGCTGGATCAAATAGTCAATTCGGCATCAAGGCACGCAAGTCAACTGGATCAGCAAGCCGGCTGATCGCGGCGATGAACTTCTACATTGAGCTTGCTGAAAACGATTATTTTGAGATGATGTGGAGGGTGTCGGATTCTGGTGTGTCGATGGAGCAATTCCCAGCAGTGACGGCGAGCGGATCAACTCCAGCGATCCCTGCGACTCCATCCATAATTCTGACTGTGACTTTTGTCTCCAACCGATCAGCGTGAAATCATGGCCTACATTCCTCTGAAGATCCCGCCAGGCGTTTACCGTAACGGCACTGAGTACCAGAGCGCAGGCCGTTACTATGACTCTTCGCTGGTGCGATGGTTTGAGGGAACAATGCGCCCTGTCGGCGGGTGGCGCAAGCGAAGCAGTCAGCAGATGACGGGATCGTGCCGAGGGTTCATCAATTGGCGCGACAACTCTGGCAATCGCTGGATTGGAGCGGGTACGCATTCAAAGCTGTACGCGATGAATGAAAGCGGCACCCTCAAGGACATCACGCCGTCAGGCTTTACGGCTGGCAATGCCGATGCGATTATCAAGATCGGTTACGGCTACAGCAACTATGGCTCATACTCCTACGGAGTTGCGAGGCCAGATCTGTCAAACATCACGGTGGCTACGACTTGGAGTCTTGACACCTGGGGAGAGTATCTTGTCGGCTGCTCCAACTATGACCGTAAGCTCTACGAGTGGCAGCTAGGCTTTACGACGCCAACGCTGGCCGCAGTCATCGCCAACGCACCTACAAACAACGAGGCTTTACTTGTAACCTCGGAGCGGTTTCTGTTCGCGCTGGGCGCTGGCGGCAACCCTCGCAAAGTGCAATGGTGCGCCTGCGGCGTGATTTCTTCGCAGTCCGTGGCGGCGATTGAGACTGCCGCGATCTGGATGTCTACATCCGGTTTTTGGATATATGACGGATATGTCAAGCCTTTGCCTTGCGATGTCTCTGACTTTGTGTTCCAGGATCTCAATTTCTCGCAGGCGAGCAAGATCTACGCTGTGAACAACTCCAAATATGGCGAGATCTGGTGGTTCTACCCGTCATCGCAAGCCACCGAAAACGACTCTTATGTCGTGTACAACTACCGCGAAGGCCACTGGGCAATTGGCGATCTGGCTCGCACGGCGGGGACGGATCGAGGAGTCTTTGCCAACCCGCTGATGGTATCAAGCGACGGGTACATCTACGAGCATGAGGTTGGCTACGCCTACGACTCTGCGACGCCTTTTGCAGAGTCTGGCCCGATTGAGTTGGGTAATGGCGATCAAACGATGTCGGTCTTGCAATTGGTGCCTGACGAGCAGACACTGGGCGAGGTTCAGGTGTCCTTTAAGGTCAGGAGCTACCCGACATCGACTGAGACGACATTCGGTCCGTATACCGCGAGCCAGCCGACAGATGTGCGTTTTTCTGGACGCCAGGTCAAGGTCAGATATACGGGTGTCGCTCTGGATGATTGGCGTGTAGGTGTGCCGCGAATGGAGGCGGTGGCGGCGGGGAAGAGATGATGGCGCGTAAAATTGCTGATACTGAAAAAGGCTGAAAGATGGCAACACGACTACCCTACTACGTTAGCGAAGGCGACATTTACAGCCGGATCATGGGCCAGCAGGCCGCGCCATCCACGATGGGGAATTACTACGAGGGTTTCACTGGTGGCTATGACCCAAATCTGTATCTGCGCCGCAAAGCTGCTACTACAGGTACATCGGATGGAGCAGGTGTTCCTGGTTTACTTGACGGGGTTGGTGGTGATGGTGGTGGAATCGGTGGTGGTGATCTTAATACTGGTCAGACGAGTTCTACAAGCGGCGGCTTTTCTTTGAGTGGTTTGCTTGGTGGAGGATCACAGACAGGCAATGTAAGCACCGGGATTGGAGGATTCTCATTGTCCCCATCTGGTCAGGTGACTGCCAACACAATGAGTCCTGGTGCTGCAATGCTTGCTAGTATGCTCACCGGCCTACCATTTAGTTTGGCGGCTTCAGCATTGAATCAGTCTGCAAATCAAGCTGCCGCGAATTTGAGTGCTGCAATTGCAGACACGCAAGGTCTAAATTCAATGGACTCAAACACAGCGGCTGCAACCGCTGGCCCTACTGGCACAGGTGGCCCCGCTGCTTCTGCTGCCTCTCAAGCCGCTTCTATGGCAGTCGCTAATGGCCTGACTGATGCTCAGGTTGGTCAGATTGCTCAGGCGGCTGCAAATGCCGTGATTAGCGGCACAACTGTTTCTCAAGCATTGGAGCAAGCATCATCTCAAGTTTATGGACTGTTGGACGCTCAATCTCAACAGCAGTCAGAGCAGGCAGCACAGGATCAAGCCTTGGCGCAAGCAGAAGCGCAGGCCATTGCTGATGCGATAGCAAATGAATCTGGCCTGGCTGTAGCGGCTGATGCTGCTGCTGTTGCAGCGCAAGCGCAAGCTATGGCAGATGCACAAGCTGCTGCTGACGCGCAAGCTGCTGCCGCCGCCGCTGCTGACGCTTCTGCCGCCGCAGCCGCTGCTGATGCAGCAGCCGGCGCTGCTGGCGCTGCTGCTGGTGCAGAGGCAGGATCAGGATTAGGTTATGGTGATGGCGGCTATGGCGGTTTCGGTGATGGTTCTGGTGGCTTTTACGCCAAAGGCGGCAAAGTCACGATGAGCGGCCTGCTTGTCGATGAGACGATACCCGGACCAGATGATGGATACGCCGCGCTTCAGGCCGGCGAGTATGTCATCAAGAAATCAACCACGAAGAAGCTGGGCGACAAAAAGCTGCAAGCCTTGAACGAAGGCCGAGCCAGTATCAAAATGCGTAGGAAATAAGGAGTAGGAAAATGGCTACTGATACAAGTTGGTATGAAAATCCGCTAGTCATTGGCGGCGGTGCTTTGGCGTTGTCAAAACTATTTGGCGGTGGATCAGGCAGCAGCACTCAAACAGTTACATCGCAGATAGACCCCGCGATCCGCGAAGCCTATCTTGCGAATCTGGAGCAGGCTCGAGGCGTTGCGGCTGCGCTGCCGACTCGCCAGTTTGCTGGGTTTACTCCACTGTACGAGGCCGGCGAGAGGCAGCTTACAAACCTCGGGTTGACTCCGTTCATGCCCGAGGAGATCGCCGCCTTCCAAAATCCTTACGAGCAGCAGGTGGTGCAGCAAAGCCTGCGAGACATTGAGCAGCAGCGCCAGATGGCCCAAGCGCAAGAGGCGCAACGCGCCACAGCGGCACGGGCCTTTGGCGGGAGCCGGCAGGGCGTTGCGCAGTCTCTGACCAACGAGGCCGCGTTGCAGCAGGCCGCTCGCACTAGCGCACAACTGCGCCAGCAAGGCTTTGGGCAGGCGGCGCAACTGGCGCAGCAGGCTCGGCAGATTGGCCGTCAGGGTGCGATGGATGTGATCGGGCTGGGTGGTGCGCGTCAGCAGTTGCAG